GTTAGTGGCGCTAGTGGCCGCACCAGAGGCACTCGTAGCTGCGCTATCAGCACTAGTAGACGCTGCTGCTGCTGAAGCGGCTGCTGCATCAGCTTCCAAGCCTGCTGCTTCGGAATAGGCGAGGGCTTCGTTAGTAAGGGCTGTCAGCGCATTGATTTCAGCGTCTGAATCGGCATTACCACCTCCGCCGGGGCCGCGATAGATTGTCATAGTTATTCCTTAGCAGGTTTCTTAGGAGCAGGCTTTTCTTCTTTTGGTTCTTCAACTTCCACATACTCAGAATGCTTACGCATTGTGTTAATTGTTTCTTGTTCATTCCACTCATACACACAACCTGTATGGATGCATTTAAATTTAGCCATGTTGTTTCCTTTTTGTAAAGAGCTTATTAGTTCGTTATAAAAAGGAAGCTCCCGTAGGAGCCTCCTTCAAAGCCGTTTAGGCCAGTTCCTGCTTAGGCGGGAACAATCAGAGCAACAGCAGAGCCGTCACGCAGTTCCTTAACGCCGTACAGGGTGTCAGCAGTGAACAGAGTACCGAGGTATTCCTGTTTGTACTGAGTCTGTGAACGCACACCCATCTGCTCGATAAACACTGCGAAGTCTTTATGACCCATCAGGCAAGCCTTAGCAGCAGTGGAGCCGGAAGTGGTGTCAGCGTTGCTGGTCACGAAGACAGGCACGCCATACACATTACCGATTTCACCGTTGCGGATGGTGTTGGCAGAGCCCTGCTCACCAACGAATGCCTGCTCCGTGAAGCGAGCAATGCCCATCAGGGTGTTACGAGTCGAAGGAGGAACCAGCAAGAAGCGGCCATCCATAGGAACATCGTTGTCATCCAGACGCTGAATAGAGCGGCGAATAGCAGCATCAGTCAGAGCACCAAGGCCGGTGTTGGCAGCAGCCACATAAGCGGTAGTGCCATCAGCGCCAGAGAAAGCGCCAGAATAAGCAGCAGTGCCGCCGCCGCCTTGAACGCCACGACCCAATTGAATGAGTGAGGTGTCCACTTGACGAGCAAGGGCGTAACCAGCATCTTCAGTGTAGAAGTTTCGGAGCGAGGCCAGAGCCTGTGCTTCGACAATATCTTCAATCAGACGCGAGTATTCGTAATGCTGGTCAATGGTTGCAACAACTTCCAGTTCAGTGCCTGCAATCAGAGTCACTTGGGTGGAAGCAGCTTTAACGGAAGCATTGCCACGGATAGGAGCAGGAATGTGAACGCTGTCACCCTTCTTGCCCTTGAATGCCATCTTTTTAATCAGATTAGCGAGAACAAGGTTTTTCTTGTAAGTTGCAACAATCTCATCACTCCAGATTTCCAAAACAGCCTTTAAGCCGTTCCGACTATAGCATCACAAAAGAGAAGTAATTCTCTCTTGCGCTTTCTCACTTAGTCTGTGCGGGTCACGCTTCATTAGTTTCAGCTCCTCTCGAACAGCAATCAACACTTCCTGTGTTAGCCTTGTTCCTTTAAGATTTGTCTCCATCCAGAGACACAATCGAGCTTGTTCCTTCTTCAGGATCAGGTGATTTACAACATTCCGTAAAAGAGGACACGCTTGTTTATAACCAGACACCGCCCATGTGGTAGAGTCTTGCCATTTATCGTTTCCACTTTCCCGTGAAGAAAGATGACCACCAAAGTTTAATTGGTTCATCTCAAGAAGAAACAAAGCTGAGTTAGCCATGCCAATTCTTAAACGGGGTTGAACATAAAATTGTTCATTTACTTTTGTTGTGGCGAGGTCAATACAACCTTCGCCGTCAATCAAGCCTGCTAAATACTTCCAACTTACTCGCTTCATAATACCTCCTAGTATTGAATTGCGGATTGGTAATTTCGTGTTCCCTCTGATTAGCAGTAGTTATCTGCCTTCCAGTTATTTAGAGAAAGTTTTATATCCCCAAAATTAGATAGGGATGAATGTTGCAGCGGTCGTCGTAGTGACGTTATTAGTACCTAAAGCCATTTTTAAATTTCCTTTAGCGCGTTAGCGCAATTATTTAACTCGTCCTTCCGCATAAGCCTGACGAATTTCAGGTTCAAGCGTTTCATAACGAGCGGGGTCTGTCATGCGAAGCCGGATAAGGTCAGCACGGCGATAAACTTTCCTTGGAGACTCACCAGTTCCGCTAGTATCTACAGCAGCAGCTTTCATGTTCTGTTTAAGAACTTCAGTACCATCGGTACGCGCTTGTGTTGTTTTTACACCACGAATCTGTTTGAATGTGGAAAGTAGTTCGTCAGCAGCTTCAAAATCGAAGGAGGTGTCAGCTTGTGTGTACATCTGCATACGCAAGTTGCTTCCCTTCACCCAATTGATAAATTCACCATCTTGAATTACTTCAGCAAAGTCGGGATGTTTCTTTTGGAGCATCGCTTGTGTTTGCATCTGTTTCATCTGTGCGGCTGCTTGTTTAGCTGCCAACACATCTGGGTGTTTATCCACTGCATCACGAACAGCCTTCTTTGGGTCTTCAAAGAAGTCAATTTCGTTTTCTACTAAAGCAGGCTCATCTTTCTTGTAGAGTTGTTGTTTAAGCAGTTCATCTGCCAGCTTACGAACCTCACCCACCTCTTGTGCCTGACGCCCAATGAGCTTCTCAGCTTCTTGGTGCATTGTCACAATATCTTCAAGACTCTTGCCTTCGTATTTAGAAGGAATCTTTGTTTTAGCGGGTTCTACAGGAGCAGCCTCAGCCACCTTCTCCTGTTGTTCTACAGCGTCAAATTCACTGGTAAACACTTCTTCATTGTCGATTAATGCCATACTGTCCTTTCCTGCCCATAACGGGTTTTAGGAGATTTAAAAATAACTTCAGAAGGGCGCTTACGCGTTTCTCTTCTGTTCTTGTTTGAGCCTTTCAGCCCGATCTCGTACCCATTTATCCGCTGCTCCGGGAAAAGCACCTGTAATGCCCTCCAATGAAACTCGCGGGGTGGATATGATACGAATGGCCTCTTCGTTGCATTCTTTACAGGAAGCAACTCGTAAGCTTTCGTCTATATAGTGCTCAGAAACATGCCCGTGAGCACAGCGAAACTCATAGAATCTTTTCATTCTGCAAGCTCCTCATATGCCCTCTCACACGCCTCTTTGCGGGTTAAAAGCAGGTTAAGAATGTCAATCTGTCCTTGTCGATGAAAAAGAGATTGAGCATCTTGGACAGTTGACAGTTCATTAACCGTGTTTTTAATCTTTGTGAGGTCTTCCATCAACAACTTCCACCCTTGGGTAGCCATCATTGAGAAAGTTTCCTCGTAATAGGTTTGTAGCGCTTTATCCATTGTGTGAGGAGCCATTGGCTTTATCCTTTGTTGTTTCTATACAACCATTGTACCATTTTTACAACACAAAAGTCAATAGGGAGGTAAAATAATTAATGAATAATTACGAATTTAAAGCGTTTCTATTAGATTTATCCATCTGAAGCATGGTGATTCGTTCATTTCTGATGCTATCTTGCTCTTTAATGGACAAATCCTTCTCTTTCAGCATTAGTTCAGTGATACGGGCACGGCGCTCGAAGTCCTTTGCTTCGTTGGTGTCATCCAGATTGGTGGACAAGGCTGCTGTGAGCTTTGCCTGTGCCAACTGAGGAGCCAACTGAGTATCCACTTGAATCTGCTGTGCTTCAGCAGCTTGTTTCTGCGCTTTTGTCTGCAAATCAGCCACTTGAGCACTAGCCAGTTGCATTGCTGCTTGTTGTTGGGCTTGTTGAGCTTGTTGCGCTTCAGGAGAAGGCTGGCTCATCTGGTCTAAAGTTGCCATCAGTTCAGCTTTGTTCGACAAGCTGGAATTAGACAAAATACCCTTTAGCAATACAGGCAATACAGGAGTGTCTGGGCCAAGGGTTTGCAATAAACCAATCATTTGCTGCTGCTCATACTCACGAGCAAGCACGCCCAGCGTAGCTGTGGGAATAAATGTCATGTCAACAGAAGGATAACGCTCAGGGTCAAACTGCATATAGCGATATGCTGCTTTGTAGATGAACGGAATCATGAAATCTTCTTGGAAGTTAACAAGAGTGCGTTTGTACTTCTTGATAACACCTGCCATAGCCATAGACATGCCTTGGCCGCTAGCGTCACGCTGCGCTGCTGATGGCATACCTGCGCTGTCCACTGTGCCAGTTGCTTGTAGCAGCATACGCTCGAAGTTCTGCGCTGCTGCTGGAGCATCCTGATTAGTCACACCGAAGTGGAAAGGAGAGATGATTTCGTTGGGGTTGCCATTGGTGAGAATGGCTTTGCCGGGCTTCACCTCAAACTTAGCACCGCGAGGCAGGCGTGTGGCGTCCATAGCAATCATAGGAGCCGTTGTAAGGGCAAGGCTGTCCATGTGAGCACGCAACTGACCATCAATGGCCTTCTGCATGTTGTAAGCTTTCTCAACGGTTCCACGGCCCCAGAAGCGGCCCGGCACTGTATCATCCTGATAGGCCACCACAGGGCGGTCTTTCATCATGTAGGGGCTCTCTTCAGCCTTTAACAGTTGTCCGTCATTGGCAATGACAATGATGGCTTCCACCATGTCACTGTAATCGTCAGCAAGGCTGTCTTCAGGAAACAGCTCTACCATGTCAACAATATCACCTTCTTTGAGCTT